TTGAAAGTAACTCCGGTACTCTAGGTATCATTTCCGATCAAGTTCGTGGTGCTCGTAATCTCGTTAATAAAGACGATACACGTGCTCTACGTAGCTTCGCTATCCCTCACTTCCCACTTGATGACGCTGTTAGCCCTAATGATGTCCAAGGTAAGCGTGCATACGGTTCTGCTGATGCTGCTGAAACTGAAGCTGCTGTAATCGCACGTAAGCTACAACGCATCCGCATGAATCACAGCATCACCCTAGAAGCTGCACGTGCTTATGCAATCACGCAAGGTGCCGTGTATGCGCCAAACGGTACTGTTGTAGCTAACTACTACACTGACTTCGGTGTGACTCGTAAAGAGATTGATTGGGTGTTCGGTACAGCTACTACTGACCTAATGGCTAAAGGTGAAGAAGGCGTGGCTCACATTCAAGATAATATCTTGACCGGTCAAGTAGTGAATGAAGTGGTTGCTCTTTGCTCCCCTACTTTCTTCGCTAAATTGATTGCTCACGCTTCCGTTAAAGATGCTTACAAGTACTACTCTTCTACCCAAGAGCCACTACGTAACCGTCTAGGAACTGGTCTGTATCGTCGTTTCGTTCAAGGTGGTATTACCTTCATTGAATATCGTGGTTCATACAACGGTGTTCCTCTAATCCCTAACGGTGATGCTTACTTGCTACCTAACGGTACTTCTGACATGTTCTTGAGCTACTTCAGCCCTTGCAACAAGTTCAGCCATGTGAACACCCTAGGTGAAGAGGCTTACGCTTTCACTTACCGTTCACCACAAGACGAACAAATCGTTATCCAGACTGAGCACAATGCGTTGCACCTAGTGCGTCGTCCTCAAGCTGTGGTTCGGTTGTTTAGTTCAACCTAAGTAACTAGCCTTTTAATTAAGGCGTTATACTGCAAGGTATTCTTAACTGAGTACCTTGTGTTATAATTTAAGTTAAGCTAGGCTGATCTCCGAAAAGACGAATATCCACCGTCCTGCTTAATTTATTAAGTGGAAATTTCGGGAGAAATAATGAGTAAAGAATACTACGTATATACCCATACATCACTTGAAGATGATGTTGTGTTTTATTTAGGTAAAGGTAGAGCTAATAGGGCTTACTCTTTCAAAGGAAGAAGTAAACCTTGGAAAGTAAAAAGTAAAAGTGGTTACACTGTTCAAATTCTTGCTGATAACTTAACTTATGAAGAATCTGAAGATTTTGAGGCGCGTCTACTTGATGATCCTCACGACGATTGGAAATTAGTAAATATTTATAAGAGTAGAGTGCCGATTAAACTTTTGGGAATGCTTGGTGTTAAGTATGATGAAACAAGCCCCACATTTCTAAGGTGGGAAACAGCTCCATTTGCTGGTAAAAGAAAAGTCAATGGTATTGCCGGAACTATCGGTAAAAATAAATATGTTTCAGTTATGGTTGATAGGGTACACTTACTGGCCCATAGAATCATATGGGTTCTACATAATAATGTAGAAATTCCAAGAGGATATGTTATTAATCACATCGACAATGACCCTTCAAATAATAATATTAATAATCTTGAATGTATCACATACGCTCAGAATAATAGAAAAAAGAAAAACCATAAGTTAGAAACTAATGGGGTCTTTGAAACAACCACTTGTCCACAAGGTGTTTTGAAATACTACAATGCAACAGGTAGTGTAACTATAGATGGTAAAGTTGTTAATAAGTCGTTCTCTTATTTGAAGTACGGTAAAGAAGAAGCCTTCCGTTTAGCCTGTGAATGGCGTAGAGAACGAATCAAAGAACTAAACGAACAAGGTGCTGGTTATACAGATCGTCACGGAACGTAAACTTAATATTTCATGTAGGGTATTTAAAAGTACCCTATGTAAAGTATTATCGAATCATAAAGGAAAATAATGGCACTGACACCCTTGCAACAAATTCGCTTAATCATTCAAGATAATACCCCTGGCTTATATATTATCTCCGATGATGAACTTCAGTATTTCCTAGAAAAGAACAACGATAATATTACTCGTGCATCAATGGATGCAGCTAAAGTAGTACTGTTGAATCTTTCAATGAGGGGTGACGAGAGCGTAGACATATTCAGTATTCGAGGGTCAAAACAAGCGAGTGAATACAGATTATCCCTTCAGATGTTTCTACGTGACCCTAATACTAACCCTTATATTCAGGATGTAAAAGGTTACGTTGGAGGTGTATCCAAATCAGATATGCAATCAAACAATAGCACCTTTGATAACAACGTAGTAACTAATCCTTATACTGAAAACTGCTCTAGTTTTCCATTGGATTACTTCAAGGTTTAATTATGAGTTTCTTAACAGCTTCTCAAGGTGCTATTAATCGACATGGTTTGAATCTAGTCTATTCAGTAATCACTCAAGGTGAGTACAACATAGAGACGGGTACTACCACTGAAACAAGTGCAGACTACACTATTAAAATCTACCCAAAACATATCACTGCTAATAACTATTCTTATCCTGATTTAATTGGTAAAGATGCTTGTATGTTTTACATCGCTAACGGTACTCTACCATTCACTCCAAAGCAGAACGATGAGATAGCCTATAAGAACGCTGTATATCGCGTCCAGAGCTATCAAGAGCATGTAGCTAATGGTAAGGTAGCATTGTACAGAATAATCGCTGTAAAGGGCTAAGAATGATTACAGCTAACGTGGATGAACTACTAAAGAGTCTTGAGTTATATCACGCCGATGCTGTACGTAGACTAGAGAACATGGTAAGTGGATTTGCTTATGAGTTCGTACTAGCTGCTGGTTTAAAGACACCCGTAGGTGATGCTGAATCACTTGAGAGTGTAGCTGCTTACGCTAGGTTATATAAAAGACGAAATGAAACTTTCGGTATTCCTGAAGACGTAGGTTATCACGCTGGTTCATGGCAGTTCAGTCCAAATGGAACCCTTGAGTTCAGTACCATGATTGCTTCACCACAAGGTGCTGCTGATGACGCTAGGTATGAAGCGCAAGCTACTTATGCACTAGGAAAGACATTCTACATTGGCGCTAATACTCCCGGTATGGTAGCTCTTGAAAATAATTACAGTGCACAAACAGATGGACAAGGTATTTATAAACCTTCACTTGATTTAGTGATGAGTGCATACGCTATTAATATGGTTAAGTACTACAAAGAATAAGTAATTAAGAATAAAGGTAAATATGACAGATGCAATCTTAGATACTAAACGTGCTTCTGAGCGTAGACTTAGTTCAATTACCCCAAGTATCCCTACAGCTTATGAAGCTGTGCAATTTACAGTACCTTCAGATAGCATGTATCAACGTGTTCAGTTCTTGATTAACCTTCCAGATGATCCAGTATTCGGGGTGGGTTTTCATAGAGAACGAATGCAGATGCAAGTATTTATTGCTGATACAAAAGGACATGGTACTGCTACTGCAATTTCAAGGGCTACTTTAATTAGAGATACTTTTACTAAAGGTACTACTATGATTGAAGGTAGCACCAAGATACACGTACTTGAGACACCTCAGATTGGTAGTAGTTTTATTACTAATGATAGAGTTGTAGTACCAGTGTTTATTAATCTAGTAAGTGAAGTATATACGGACTAAACAGAATATTTAAAGCTAGGTTGGCCGACCGAAAAGATGATTCATTACCATCCTGCTTTATCTTAACAGTAATGTTCTTTAATGGAGAATAATATAAATAAATACTACGTGTATGTACATAGAAGATTAACAGATAATTTACCATTTTATGTAGGTAAGGGTTCTGGTAACAGAGCATGGCGAACTGATAATAGAAACAAATACTGGATTAATACTTCAAATAAGCATGGATATTTGGTTGAAATAGTCTTTGATGAACTCGATGAAGAAACAGCCTTTCAATGTGAAATTGATACGATTCTTGAGTTCGGATATTTTGGTTACCCATTAACTAATATGACAAGCGGTGGAGAAGGTGTGTCTGGATATGTACCTACAGAATCTCACATAAACAATGCTAGAACTTCTAGAATGAATAGTCAGAAGTGGTGGGACGGTAATAAGAGGGCTGCTGATAAACTAAGAGGTAGACCTCAGAAAGAAGAACATAAGCGAGCCATTAGTGAAGCTACTATGGGAAAAGTTCTTACAAAAGAAACTAAGTTAAAAATGTCAATATCGAAGAAAAGTGACGCTAAAGCTATGGAGCATATTAGACGAATTTCTGATAAATGCAGGGACATTACAATTTACCATTTTATCCACAAGGATGGTGAGTTATTTGTAGGTAATCGTAAAGAATTTTATATCTATACGAATATACCACAAAAGGAAATTAATAAACTCTTCCAAAAGAAATCTAGGAAAACTGTTTATAAATGGTCATTGGTAGCGATTGAGGCCAAATGAGTAATTTTTGCAAAAATTAATTAAAGGAAAACATTATGGCAAATATCGCCAAAGGAATCGGAAAAAAATTATCCTATAAGAAGGAAATCGCAGGTCAATGGGGTGTAAAAGCCACTGCTACAGGTGCGAAATATCTTCGTCGAGTTACTTCAAACTTTAACTTAACTAAAGAAACCTACGAGTCAGCAGAAATGCGAACCGATTATCAAGTCGCAGATATGCGTCACGGTGTACGTGCTGCTGATGGTACGCTAAATGGTGAACTATCCCCTAGTTCTTATGCTGATTTCATGGCTTCAGTAGTTGCGCGTGATTTCACAGTAG